AGCGTCAGATATCCGTTATGTCGGATCGTTGTGGAAGATAGTGTATCACTATTGTTCAGCGAAGGACATTTTCCGACTATAGATAGTACAGACCCGTCAGTACGAGCGGCCTTCGCGAATATCGCTAAAGAAACCCGTCTGAATTTAACAATGATCCAGGCCGCCATGAGCGGCGCAACGGGGTCGGTCGCGTTGTTATTGCGGATACTTAAGGGAAGAGTATTTATTGATGTTCTGGATACGATGTACCTTACACCGATATGGAATCCGTCAGCTCCAGATACGCTGTCCAGAGTAGACGAACGCTACAAAGTCTCCGGCGCCGATCTCCAGCGGAACGGCTACGCCGTCGAAGATCCAGACGTGCTATATTGGTTTGGGCGTTCATGGGATGCCGAGAGCGAGACATGGTATGAACCAGTACCCGTTCAGAAATCGTGCATACCTACGATCGATACAGCCCGAAGCATAACCCACCAACTAGGCGTCGTGCCGATTGTTTGGATCAAAAACCTACCGAGTCCACCGGCGACGGGGGACAACGCCGACGGCGGATGTACGTTCGCAGCCGCAATGCACACCCAAGTCGAAATCGATTATCAGCTCAGCCAGGTCGGACGGGGGCTAAAATATAGTAGCGACCCAACACTGTTGCTGAAGGATCCCTCGCTCCCGGATGGCGAATTAATCAGGGGGGCTGGCAATGCGCTCATCGTATCGGAAAAGGGCGACGCCCGTCTTCTGGAGATCGGCGGAACGGCTTCAGCCGCAGTCATTGAATATGTTCGGACGCTCCGGGAACTCGCCCTGGAAGGCATTCACGGGAATCGGGCGAGTCCTGAGCGAATCACGGCTGCCCAGTCCGGTCGGGCACTTGAACTACTGAACCAAGGACTGGTCTGGCTAGCGGACAATTTACGAACAAGTTATGGGGAGGCCGGGTTGTTGCAACTTGCCCGGCTTATCGTCCGTGCATCCCAGACGTACAATCTTGTCGTTTTAGGCGAAATGATCCAACCGCTTGATCCTCAAGCCTCATTAAGTCTCAAATGGCCGCGATGGTATCCGACGACGGCCGACGATCGACAGAAGGACGTTCAGTCCCTTATCGCGTTGGTAACAGCAGGTTGTATAAGTCGGGAGACAGCCTTGAAAGCGATTGCTGCTTACTACGATATTGAATATGTCGACAACGATTTCGTTTCGACAATTCCTGATGATATTTCATGAGATCGAGATGGATAATGATTTGGACAAACTGAGCCCCCCCGCTCAGCCTGCCGCCGACGTGGCCGGACAACAAGACACGGTACCACAAGATCTTCAAAAACTGCGGGATGAGTTCCAATCCCGCCTCGTTGTAGCGAGTTTAAGAACAGAAGCTGTTCGCGCCGGAATGATCGACCTTGACGGACTAAAGTTGATCGACCTCTCGGCCGTGCGTCTGGGCAGCGACGACAGGATTATCGGTGGTCGCAAACTGATGGATGATCTCAAGCGCAACAAGCCGTGGTTATTCGTGGTTACCTCTTCCTCAAGCGCGACGGTGGCCCCGGCATCACAACCAACGCGTCAGAAAATGGCTATGGAAATGACTGACGACGAATATGCAGCGGCGCGGACGGCGATAACCAAATACCAATTCTGATCGTTCGCCACATTCGGCGCCGGTCGCACATCTAAGATAGGACGATTAATGGGTATCCAGAATTTCCCTGTTTCACTTCAGCCAATCATCCAGCAGGGGTTCCTCGAACGGGAATTCGCACAGGCCCTGCGATCACGCCTTGGCTATCGCGCGTGCGCCGACCGCGTAACGGTTGCGGTGGGCATTGGCGAAACGCTAACCAAGACCCGAGCTGGACTGAAACCGTCCGTCACGACGCCGCTAGCCCCTGCGACGAACACAAACTTCGACAATGGGTTAACTGTAACCACCTGGGGCGTGGAGCAATACACGATTGGTATCAATCTCTACGCCGCTACGACAGACCTCAACGTCGTCACCGAACGGGTCGGCATCGCTTCACAGTTTCTCCAGAACGCATATGTGAACGGTGAGCAGGCTGCCCGCAGCCTTGATGAACTGAGCCGGAATGCGCTTTTTGGAGCCTACATGGGGGGCAACACCCGGGTCCATACGACCCTTGCCAGCGCCGGTCCGGCGGTCGCCGTGGACGATGTACGTGGCTTTCAAACTGTATTCGTAAACGGCGTCCAGCAGGCTGTCAGTAGCACGACGCCAATGACGGTCACTATCGGGTCGGATTCCTACACGCTCGTTGGTGTTGCGATTGATACCACCAACGTCTCCACGTCACCCATAGGCGTATCCGGCGTGCTAACACTCGCCACAAGCGTGTCCGTCTCGGACGGGACGGCAGGTAACACCGTAACTGCTGCCAGTGGATCAACAATTGTGCGCCCGTCGCAGCGGGGAAATACTTCGTTGATAATGGCATCGGATACGCTGACGATGTCGAACCTCCTGGATGCCGTCGCCAAACTGCGCCTGAATGCAGTCCCTGAAATCGACGGAGCATACAATTGCTATCTCGATCCGATCTCGTCCCGCCAACTCTTCGCCGACCCGGATTTCAAACAGTTGTTCCAGGGAGCCACTTCCGCCAATCAAGTCTTTAAGCGGGGCATGACAAACGACTTTCTTGGCTTGCGCTTTGTCCCCACAACCGAAGCCTTTGTCCAGCCGCATCCGATCCTGTCGGGCCTGGCAATTCGTCGGCCAGTGATCTGTGGTCAAGGCGCATTGATCGAAGGTGACTTCGCCGGGATGGCGGCTTCAGATGTCGCACCGGCCGATTCGATAATCACAATGGTCGATGGCATTGCGATGGTGACGCGTGAGGCAATTGATCGCCTACAGCAAATCATCGCCCAGTCCTGGTATTGGATTGGTGGATTCTGCGCGCCTTCGGATACAACAACCAACCCGACGACAGTTCCCACTGCGACGAACGCTGCCTACAAGCGCGCCGTCATTGTGGAACACATCGGATAAAAGGGAGCCCCGTCGCGATGCCGCTAGGTTCTGTAAGTCCGTTCCGCCCAACCGGCACGATCAGCATATCCGTTGGTAGCGTTTCCGCAAATGCGCCCCTATCAGGCGGTGGCGACACGGTTGTTGTAACCAACACGACCAGCGCTCTCGCATATATCCGGTTTGGATCCGATTCGACAGTCACGGCCTCGACCGCCGACATGCCAATTCTAGCCGGCAACAGGCTGATTCTGTCGGTCAATAGCCTGATCTCATATGCAGCCGCAATTTCACCCTCGGGATCAGGCAGCGTTTTATTCAGCCGCGGCGATGGATCATTCATTTGAACCCTATGACGGACGCAGAGAAGGTGGATATCCGGCGGTTCTGCGGATATCCAGCTTATGGAGCATCCCCTAGCGGAATGCAGTCGTGGCGCTTTTTCCAGATTTACGGACTCTTGGAATATCGGCTTACAAATCTGTCAGATTCAGAACTTGTTGTCGCGCGTCGCTATTTAGGAAACCTCACTATGCTCGAGATGGCGGTGCCGGCAGCATCAGAGAACCTGGATACTGATGAGGCGTCCATGTGGACAAGGAACAGGGACGAATTGGCAGATCGAATGAGCCTTTTTGACGAATGGAGGCGGCGCCTCTGTGGCTTTCTTGGCATTCCAACAGGGCCTGCGCTCACGAGTAGCACGCCTAACTTGATTGTCTAAGCGATGAATGGCCAAATGCTACAGGACCGCCTGTACATGGGCGCCGGGATGTCGGCACGTCATATCGGACTGTCTGCCGACGCGTTCCGTCCGAACGGGCCTATGAACCCGGTGGATAAGCAAAACCGGTTCCTAAGGTTACGTGCAGCTTTTCTGTCGGCAAAAGGTAGTGAAGGCCGAACCAACGTCTACGGCGACGCGCTGTGGCATGGAATTTTTGACGGTAGCTACACCCGGACCGGAGATTACCTGGTGCTTGAGACTGGAATCTTCTTCCTAGCTTCGCAGGCGCCTTTGCTTCCGATATTGTGCGTCAAGACCAATCGGATCATCTCCATTGCGCGGCCTGGCATGCAAACGAATACCGCGAAGAACGCGTATGGTGGATACACCTCAGGAAGCTCAATTACATTAATGGAGGCATGGCCAGCAAGTGTCCTTGGCGAGACTCGATCAAGCCCATCAACTACCGACTTGCCTACCGATCAGGTCATCCCCTATTGGAACATTTTGCTGCCGGCGATCGACTCCGTCATACTCTCACCAGGTGATCTAATTACGGATGACTTGCTTCGAACCGCGGTCATATCGGGTGCGGAACTCACTGATCTGGGTTGGCGGATTGCCGCGAAAATGGCGACCACCTAAATGGCAGATATCTCAGACGTTGAGCAAGCCCTCGCGGATTCCGTGACGCTAATTTTATACCCCGACGGTGCCACCCAATCGAGTATTGTGGGTTCACTCTGCCGCATCTATCGAGGATGGCCAAACTCAGCCACACTAAACGCAGATCTAAGTGCAGGTGTTGTAAACATTACCATCGTAACAGATAACGAATCAGGGCATACAACGACCCGCTATTTGCCAAAGTGGGAATCCGTGATTTCCGAACCGGGCGCAGAAATTGCGACCGCGGATCAGATGATTACCGTATCGGGAAGTCCGACCGTTG